AACCCAAATTATGATTCATCTGTCCTACAGAAAATTCATTAGAGATTTTTGTTCGATCTGTTTTTAATAATTTGTATCCGTATCCAACACTGACCGAAATTCTATTTGAATCATTGCGTAATCCGTCGTAGTCATAACGCAACCAACCTATAGCATAACTTCTTTCATTTAAAGCATAATTTTCCTTAAATGAAAAATATCCTTCGTTACGTGCTTGTGTGTTATTTTTTTCGTTATACAGATAGATATAATTGGCTTCCAGTGCGTGTTGCCACGACCCGTATTCCTTAGAATGCTCAACAGACGTTGTAACTCCTAAATTGGTATCTTTAACCATCTGTCCGCCTACTGTTATTTTGCCGTTGGCAAATGCGGTAGGTAGAACCGCCGATAATACTACTACTAGTATTACTTTTTTCATTTCAATTTCCTGTAGAAAAAAAGGGCTCGAAAGAGCCCTTTGCTGTTTTCTGTTTCGAGGTTCAGCTACCCAAGGCCTTAAGCGGCCAATGCGAAACGTGAGTCGTTTGCGTTTACTTTATTTGCTTGATTTACGGTCATCGCCTACCGTGTTGCCGTCTCTACTATCTACCCCTGTCGAAACCATGTCAGGCCCATCAGAAGAAAACTTATAGTTTCTTTTCTTTACAAACTCGTCGTATTGTTCTTGTGTGGACAACTGGTAGTCTTTATCATCATCTAACCATTTGCCTACTTCAAGTAACGGATTCATAAATTTCCTTTTGGTGGACCTGGCGGGAGTCGAACCCGCGTCCAGAAGTCCTTCGCTTTGAAGGAATTACAACAATACAATTATTTAACTATCTTTTGTCTCTAATGTCAAGACTTTTAAATTGAGTAACATATTTTCCACTGTTAATTTGGTAATAGTACTCATAATAATAATTTTATCTTCGTAGGTATATTCTGGTTTGTCAAACATTTCCAAAATGCTAGTTGCTACCATTTTATAGGCCTGCTCTTTTCCTACTGCCAACTTGCCCCAGTCTACAGCATCTTGACCTTCAACTTCTTGGGCTAGTTCTACTAAAAGATTTAAATCTACTTTATCCATCCGATTTTCTCGCCGTTGTCTTTTCTACGCTGCCATTCTTCTACTGAACTTGGATAGCGCCATGCCCATATAGCAACCAATAGCATCATTATACCGCTATAGATAACTCCCTTAATTGGAACAAAGAAGAACATGATCAAAAGGCTGCTTGACATTACTGCTATCATTGCGTATTTGGCCTTTTGTGGAAATACTCTTTTGTTTTCCCAGTTCAATAAGAACGGTCCAAAGTGTTTGTGATTGTAAATCCAATTTTCCATTTTCTTCGAGCTGCGAGCAAAACAATAGGCAGCACCCACTAAGAAAATACTAAAAGGAATACCCGGTGTAACTAAACCAATATAAGCCATAATTAGGCAAAACCAACCTAGAATAAAAAATATAACTTTTCTCATTTAACCTCCAGCGAAAACATTTGGACTACCTGCCGAGACCGAACTTCCACAGGCAACAGGATCTCCGATTCTTCCGCATTGCAGGTTATTTACAAATACTGTAGCACTGCCCTTGGATAAATTGGAATCATGGCAAACTGGACCGCAGCAGTGTGTGGGCCAATGATCACTCTGTCTATGTACTGCTATATTGTTACAAAAAACATTTGGACTGGCCTGATCGTTGGCTCGTGGAGGAAAACATCCGTGACCTGTGCAACCATCACCTAATCTAGTTACTGATGGCATTAATATTCTCCTCTGGATTGCGCTTCGAGCATTTGAGCTTTACCGGCATCCCAATTGTTGGTTACTTTTTGTTCTATTGTAGCTGAGCCACCTGAAGTATTTACTGTATAAGTTACTGTGGTCTCTACGGTCTTATCTGGTGTATATGAAACTAGAGTATCAATTTTTGCAGGAATATCTGCATATGCGACTCCCTGAACAGGAGTTGGGGGATTCTTATAGGGAATATAGGCAAATGATTTATTGGGAAAAACTGTAGTGTACTTTCCGGAAATTGTAACATTGTTTCCTGAGAATTCTATTTTGATTCCAGGGTCGGTGTGAGATGCCGACACTGATGTAATAGTTACTGGTGTTACTGTGGGAGGAGATTCTTCTCCTGCCCCGGCAGCAACATCGTTATAAGTAACCGATTGTGAAAATTCGCTTAGAAATTCTTCTACATCAGCAAATACTGTTTTAGCGGGTTCAAGGGCCATACAGTATTTATAGGGGTTTTATACCAACTTAATTCCTGTGGTTCCCTGAATGTATTGATCTGCAAATTCTTTGTCTGTAGCTTCTATAACTACGACAGTGGATTTGTTTATTTTGATATCTTTTTCAGGGCTGATTGTAAAAAGATAAGGAATCATTCCAATGCCCTTTTGTGTCATGCTGAGAGCGAGCGGCTTAGATATTCTATAGCTGTCCACTTTTTCTTCTACTAACTTAGCTATGATTTCTTCTCCAGAAACCAATTTTAAAGTTATTACTTCTCCTACTGTTGCGCCTTTATCTATTAACATATTATCCCTGTAAGTGTTGTCTAAGTTCTGTAAATCCACCAATAAGTTTATCGTCTAAAAAGATTTGTGGAACTGTTCTTGCTGTCGGTACGGCTTCTAACAAATCTTCTTTGGTATATCCGTCTCCAATTTTGCGCTCTTCAAATTCAATTCCCTTTTGCTTGAGCAAGGATTTTGCCTGATCACAATAGGGACAATTATATTTTGACCATACAACTGCTTTCAATTTGTTTCCTTTCTTATCCTGAATAAACCACAGCACCATTCTTATCAGTAACTCTGACCATTAGCATTCCTTTGTTTTTGTATTGTAATGCTGAGGCAACCGCTGATTGTTCGTTGCCGTAATGGCCAATAGTGGTCCAAGATTCGAAAGGTGAGTGTCTTTTAAATTGTGCTTTATACATAGTTTATTATATAGCAGGAAGTTCGTCGTAGTTAACGTTATCTGACATAACGCCAATTACATAGTTAGTTGATTCATTTTCTTGTAATGCTGTTTGTTTCTTTGATGTATCGCTATGCTTATTAAACCAAGGAATAGGATTGGTTTTTGGAGCTGGGTTGTTATATTTTAAACCAATTTCCTTTAAGGCTGCGGCAGCGGTATAATCAACGAAATCTTTTAATATGTTAGCGTTGAGACCGATCACTGGACCTTTTTGGAATAGATAATCAGCCCACTCTTTTTCTTCACGAATCACATCTAGATACATTTGATAAACTTCTTGTTCGCACTCTGCTTTAGCTTTGGCGAATCTTGGATCTTCTTTGACTACCTGATTGATCATCCAAGCAGTCCAACCTTTGTGTAGTAGTTCGTCTTGTAGGATCAAGCTGATGATGTTGCCGTTACCAATAAAGATTTTGTTCTCTACCATTGCTAGGCTTGTAGCAAAGGATACCATAAAGCGGAATGCTTCTAATCCATAACTGGCATTTAACGCTAGCCAAATAGCTTTGATGTGTTCGTGTTCTGGAAACTTTTCACCTAATTCTTTACGACAGTTAATCATGTGCAGTCGATCATAATAGAATCCTATAGTAGATGCCATATCAACTATAGGTTTAGTTTCATGGATAGTATTGAATACTTCCTTGGGCACATTATAGATATTGCGAATGATGTGACTATAACTGCGACTGTGAATATTGGTTTCAAAGAAAGTCCAATTATACACAAGTGCTTCTAGTTCTGGTAGGCTTACGACCGGAGTAAAGACTTGACTTGGGCCGCGACCTTGCAGACTGTCAAGAGCAGTTTGACGAAGCAGATTGCTAGTGAAGATATGTTTAACTGTGTCGCTGGCATCTTTGAAATCCTGTGCATCTTTGGTCAAAGAAATCTCTTCAGGTACCCAAAAGAAACCACGAGCTGTGGTTTCAAAGTTTTGAATTTTAGGATACTTGACTTCTTCAAATCGTTGAATAGTTACTGGACCTTCTGGATCTAGGAACATCTTTCTTGATAGATAGTCTGTCTTTATGTTTAGGTTATATTGTTTTTGGCTCATTAGTCTTGCTCAATAATTAATGCGTTCTCTTCATCTAAATAAACTGCTGTGGGATTCTGTTTTAATGCTACTAATAACAGATCTTCGGCTTCTTTGTCAATAACCAGTTGGTGAGGTTCAATATTCCAACCGGAAAGTATTTCGTATATTTCTTTTACTTTTTCGTTCATAGCTTGCAGGCCTCGCAGTCTGCATCATCCTCGATCAATTCTCTTTCATTATGGAATCCATTATAATGGACTTCGGGAGTGCGCTCTTCTTGCTTGGCTCCTGCCTTGTTAATCAAACTATAATAGAAAGTCTTGATACCCCAACGATGTGCCTGCATTAGATTCTTTGCAATCAATGTCGTTGGTACTTTTCTATCAGGGAAATGAGCAGGATTATAGAATGTGTTAGTCGAAATACTTTGATCCACATAGGCTGCTAATACTGCCGCAGTCTTGATATAACCTACACAATCTTTTTGCTCCCACATTAATTCATATTTGTTCTTCAATCTCTGATAGTCAGGAGCGACTTGTGTGAACGAACCAGCTTTGCTTTCCTTTGTAGAGATCAAGCTCATAGGTAATTCAATACCGTTAGTACTGTTAATAACAACAGAGCTTGACTCCACAGGAGCGATAGCCATAAGAGTGGCATTTCGTACTCCATATTCTTTCATCTCCTTGCGTAGTGATTCCCAATCTAACTCTGGGGTGAAGTCTGCGAGTTCGTTGACTCCTTCGGCTCTTCTTTCCCAAGGGAAGATTCCTTTTCCGTACCAAGTTTTGCTGCTTTCCAGGCAGGATCCTCTTTCTCGGGCCAGTTGGACTGTGGCTTCGGTGAGGTAGTAGGCCTGATGCTCCATCCAGGATTTAACTTCTGCCAATGCGTCTTTGTCGCCATATTTCAAACTCCTCTTTGCATGCCAATAGGCAAGATTAGTAACGCCTATACCTAGAGGTTGGATTTCATCGTTACTCAATTTACTTTGAATACTCAGGAAATCTTGATAGTCTAGGATATTACATAGGCTTCTTTGTAATATGCGACAGGCTCTACGCATGTCTTCTGGGTTACGGAACGCACC